TCGTAGTCGTACTAGTTGCTTCCATTGTATAATGGATCAATAATCCCAAACCAGGAGGTGCTGTTGTGGTTGTCGTGCTAGTGGTTGTCGTTGTAGTACTTGTGGTTGTAGTTGTTGGTACTATTGACCCCAAAGGAACATTTACAAATTTTGATGTGCCAGAATCCCATACAAGCATATCGTTATTTGATAACGAAGTTAAATTAACATCAATTAATCCCGACACCTTAAGAAGAGTATCGTTCAACAAGCGTGCATTTCCTTCCATGATTTGCATCCACGCTTGCGTTCCATACTGTAATTTCTGTAAGTTTGTCGGTGACAGTTTAGCCATATTTAACTCCAATACCTTCCATCTGCCGTGTCAATATACACACTAACCCAAGAAGATTTATATGTTCCATTTACTTGTCGCGCATAGTAAGTAAAAGCCCCCGCTTTACTTCTTGTATCTGTACCTGATGTTAATAATTGACTGGCACCTGATCCCTCATCACTATCATATACTTCTAATTGATCGTCAACAGATGTTGGCGTGTAGTCAAGTTGTGCTGTTTCACCTTGCTTACCCGCACCATCATAAAATTGAGTTGTAGTATAAATTGTTAATGTAACATCTGAACCACTTCTTACAGCTCTTATTGCTGTAGGCACCCACGGTTTTTGCGCACGATTATATATGGTTGTCACATGAATCGGCGTAACACTTCCTGCCGAAACTTTTTCACCACCATAATAAGGTAGATATTTCAAATAAAAATCACCAGAAGTAATACCTGTCAATATTGCATCAGCCGTTAATTCAAATAACCAAATACCACTACTTGCACTATGTATTGCAACCGTGGTATTAAACATTCCACGAATGACTCCAGTTAATCGATAACTGCTCGACCCCTCGGCTGTTACCGTCTGAAACTTAACTATTTCCGTACCCATTAAAGCGTAGCGAGACGTAGCAAAGAGATCCGTCCGGCTTGATGATTCAAACTCAGGATCATCCCTATATGGCGTATAAAGAATTCCTACCTCATCATCAATCGTTTTTGTTGTATCCGCATACTCTTCATCTAAAGTGCCGTATTGCGACCATCCAGTGTAGGTGCCCAAAGTTGAATAATCGGAACCAGTTGTTGAAAATAAAGTTTCCCAACCAACCTCGAAGTCATGCTCTCTCGCCGCAAGAAGTAAATAAGCCCGATCACTACCTGTCAATGGATTATATGGCAACTCAAAAATACTTTGATGAGTTAATGCACTAGGATCAGTATCTACAGGCACCCACCATGATCCGCCGCCCGATTCATAATTAGAATCAAACAACGTTTCACTGAATTGCTCCATTTCCCAGCCGATAACATTTTTGTCTACCTCTGAAACATCTTTTTCAAGTATTCTAAATTCCGCACCCGATATGCCATATTCAGTTTTATTGACAGTTACAATGTCACCAATATTTACTTCCCAAAACTTTAATGTTGTCGATCCTTTTATTGTAGCAAAAGGATAGCTTTGCTTTTTCATTATCTCCCACAAACGCTTACTGGCCGTATCCTCATCACGGAATGCAGTTAAATCAACCGACATTGGCCTTTTCCTACCTTGCAATGCCGCATTTGCGGGGTTTCTCACAATAACCGTTCGTTTGCTGTAATCTTTACTAGCATCAATAAAATTTCCGCGAAATTCATTGTAGGTATCATTCCAAGTTTTTCTGTCGAATTGAAATTCAAGCCAATCATCATTATCTATTGTATCAACAGAAGAGTCATTTTCATTAAATGCCTTCAATCTAAATTTATTTTCGTGATCTGGCCCGAATGCACCATCAACATAACTTAATACACGATTTATCTTCTCTTTCGCCTTGCTTTGTTTATTAAATATTATATTCAGCCCATAACCCTTATTGTACCAATAAGAACCAGCCGTGTTGAACGAAGATGTATTAATTTGTGTCGGGTGCGCACCAGCTTCAATTAATATATCGTAGATAATTGCATGAGCATTTGTTCCATTTGATAGCGTATGATTTGTGACGCCAGACGAAGACATATCTCTTTCAACAACATAATGAACCGTTGGAACATTTGTCACATTCTCACCAAGTAGCATTCGCCGATAAAATGTATGGGCAACACCCGGAAGTCTATTTGCATTACTACCCGGATATGTTGGATATGTTTCTTGCGATCCATCATTTGTTAATGTTGTATCCGCCGTTACAGTCTTCTCGTCATCTTGCACATAAGTACCAATCCAAGAAATGACTCCACGACAAACAGCTTGCCAAACGTCTAATTTGTATTCATAACCAACAACAACCTTATCACTACCGCCACCTTTGCCACCCGAACTTTCCTTAATTGCTTTTGACTTCAGATTTCCGTACCAAATTATATTGCCTGTTAATCGCACACGACCGTAGACAATTGGTACAACAGACCCTTCGCTTGCTTGCGTGATATTCAAGTCCTCAAACGAAGCGGGTGACATATCGGTTTGCTGACCGCTTTTTGAAGCTAAAACAGCACCGAGAATAACCCCACCGATAATAACGGCGGCGGCAACTAATCCGAAGACAATACCCACTAATTTACTCCTTAATCATTATTCTAAATACGGTGGTCAAACATCGATTCCATGCTCTGTTAAATTCCATATCACTGACACCCATGGATTGAATGCTATTGACCATCCAGTTATTCCTACCTAACCACATAGCCGTATGATTCGTGCATTTGCTACCAAGTGTTTTAAAACCAAGTAAATCACCACGCATAAAATCTTCTGGCTCGATTTCACCTTTTTGAAAAATCTTTGAAGTCAAACCTTTTGCTAGATGATTATCAAGGTGATCGATCAAACTATTTTTTACCATTTCTTCTCTGGTGTGGACATTCCAATCTCTTGGGTAGTAATCAGGCACATTCAGCGATATCATATAACCCGCTTCCTTAAAAATAGCGGCCAGAAACAAAGTACAATCGGCACCCCTATGCTTCACCATCATCATGTGCCTGTAAGGTGTACCGCGCCATGATTCAACTATCGGCGGAATTATGTTCCAAAATTTATCTTCTTCAAATAATGGTTTCACTATACTCCCCAATAAACTGGATTCTTACTTGGTATATAAGGAAAACCAAGGAAGTGATCGTCAAAATTGTTAAATGCCTTACATGTTGCTGGCGAACCATCACAACCCGGATACACATAAACCTCTTCGCCTGTGATAAGAGTATCACCAAACGGCATGTGCAATTCTATATCGGTTCCAGAATGACTAGTTATCAATCTTTCATCATTGCCAAACCGACACCTACCAACCGCAAAATAACCGTCATCATAAGTATCAAATGTAGCACTTGACAATGTTGCCCCACTTACCGTGACCGTTGCCGAAACTTGGTAGTCAAGATAATTCAAACCACAACCACCATCAAATAACTCATGGTTGCAATAAGCCTGATACACGATACGCGGCGTTTCATGGTTAAGGATCATCGAAGATGCTTCACAAGTCGCATGTGCAATCAAGTCTCTAAACCCAACTTTCATAACCCATCCGGCGAAGAGAATTGAATATTCGTCAGGATCAGATTCTAATGCCTTGTAGATAGTTATTGCCGTTGGTTCCAACGGAGCATTTGCTACAAATTTTTCAAATCCAGCCGTAAGTGGCGCATATATACTTACCTTCACATTTGAAAATTCTTTGTCTAGTGTAAATCCTGATCTTTTAATTGGTACAGTGTAGTAAGTATTAGTTTGAAACGTAATATTTTCAGACCAAGAAGTATATCGTTCATGTGTACTGCCATAATGAAGATCATACAACTCTGGTGTTGCTTCCATTTCAGATTTTTGATATTCATCCGCCAATGTCATGCTGGATATTCCTTTACCAATTCACGAACTAGTAATCTAATTTGTGGATATTGATCTTGACTATAATCAAGGATCATTGCATCTTCGTCAAAACGGCAATAAATCAATCGGCATATCTTGTAGTGATTAGTCAATAGTAAATCACGATCAAGTTGTGTAGCAATTGACAGTGCGATATATGACCCCTCATTTGTAGCATCATCAACATTCCTAGTCAAAATTTCACCGTTATGCATATCGATCCAAATGCGCTCATATCCCTGATATTGTCTTTCAGCATTATTCAATTCAGCCCTTATCTCCGTTGATCCCGAAAGTGAATCCTGATACAATGTGAATTCTCTTGAAGGAATTTTCATCCAAAATCCGCCATGCCGACCATACTTTCCAACGAAGAAATCAATTAAATCATATTCATCAGATTTATCAGGAGTAAAACCAAATTCCCATCGTTCTGGCGCATCATCCGTCAATGGCTTCAATTGTGAAACACTACCCGGATACTTAATCAAGGTTCTCGAAAATTCAAGATCCAATCTCGGACGTGTTGCCCAATTGGGTTCTAGTGGGAAGATATCTTTCCCACCCAAGTCCTCTAAGCTATCAGCCATTATACTCCCGTTGCCCTTTCATATTGGGTGAAAACCAAATCTCCAACTAAAGCATTATCAGATTCAGGTCTAAGCGAAGATGTATCACAAGTACACATTATCAATGGATAAACAATAGATGTTAAGTAATTAAAGTTTGTTGCAACAGCAATTGTTACCTCAATTGAATTGCTACTAACAGATGATATTTCTTTGACCTCTGCTTCCATAGTCGTGTGATCTATAATAACTACATAATCAGCACGATTGTTTAAAGCCCAATTTGTGCTTAAGTCATTTGAAGTATTTATCGTTGTACTACCATAGAAACTCGCGCTCGGGTAGCAATGTTCATTATATACAGGCACACCAAAAACTTTGTCGTGACCATAAGCTATTGTATGCTTCAGCAATTGTGCTGGCACACCTGTTTCTTTATAGCGAAGAGAAAACTTGTATAGCGGCAAATGCCTTAATGGTCGCCGTTGTTCAGCAAAGTAGGAATTCCGATCAATGGCTGTTTCCATGTGAATTTCTACTCTGTATTTGCTATCCCAATCAGGTTCCCACGGCATGGAGACAATTCGGATGCCATCAATTTGAGAATCGTATGTAACCCCCTCAACTGTGAATTCCCATGATGAATCTTGAATTGGTGGCCCATCTGTTTCAATAGTTAAAGTAAACCACTTATCTCCAAACTTTCCAATTTTAATTGGTGGTGTTTCATAATCTAAAGTTGTGCCATCTTCATCAACACCCGATATTGCTGTAATTGTGGCAAGCTGATCTAAGTAGGCATTCCATATTTTAATATTATGTTCTACACTTTCCACAATAAAACCAGCATCAATTGTCTCAGGTTCAAACCAAATTCTCCAAAATAATTGGTCATCACCATACGAATGCGGGAAGATACTATTAATTACTTTTGCTACTGAAACATATCCTTGACCCGCACGAATTCCAAATCCAATATCAATAGGATCATAGACAATAAAAAAATTATCATCGATATTGGTAGGCCTTTGCCCCACTATCGGTGCCCTTGTGTTTGATTCGTGATCCACATCGAAGGGATCATGTATTAGTAATCCGTTATAAACTGACATATTATACTATCCTAAATGCAATACCATTTTGTCTTGACGCGAAGCAATCTGGAAAAACCAAATACTCCTCTGCACCATAAGTTACGGTATCACCCATTGAGAAACCAGCAAAAGGTATGTAGTAAAAAGGCCACGTTCCCAGCGGATACCAAACCCCAGCTGTCGGGTTGTAGTAAAACTCAATTGGCTTAATCATCGTTCTCTTGCCAGTCCATGAATTAAGCCGTACCGCACGTCTACATTCAGCGAAGTATCCTGCCGAAACATCAGTATTACATGATGTTCCATAACGGCGAGTTGGCCCTTCTGATGAATTCCTTACACCCCACGCATTACAGGTAGGGCCACCACTTCCAATAAATTGCCATGGCAATCGGTATTCACTTCTTTGATTATTTGCATTATACCAATATACTTTTGAGACACTATTTTGAAAACAACTTCCACAAGAATAAATAACTCCCGGATCTGTTTCATCAAATAATTCTGGAAAGCCGAATACCGTATAATAGCAAAATGATGTATCAACCGAAATGACCATTATCAATATCTTCGTTGTGCCAAAGAACCATACCGCATTCATCGTTCCGGGTGACATGGAGTTATAGCCATAAATGTAGTCACTAAAAATCCCTTGTGATTCCGTCAGCGGCCCGTTTGAATCGTAGTAATCCAAAGTCCTTTCGCCGGGTTTTACACCATATTGAATAAACCATTCATGTTGAGGATCACCACTGTCAATATTGCAGGCATATCTTACAATCAAATCGGCATTCGCTACACCATAACCTGTCGAGTATAATTGACACATAGATCTTCCACCAGATATAAACCCATATGGCGGAGTACCCCCTGTGGAACCCCAATCAATATTTGTATCATAATAGTAATCACTAGTCCAGCCAATACTTACAGCAAATGATTTTAATTTGTTTAAAACATCATGGTGATCCGATGGATTGGCATGATACGCATAATTCAGAAGACTCATAAATCTTTACTCCCATTAAGTCGTTGTTGTGGTTGATGTAGTTGTTGTGGTTGTTGTAGTTGTTGTGGTTGAAACTGCCGCACCTTCCTCAATAGCCATGTATTGATAGTATTTTGTTCTAAAACAATTTTGAAAAATACGATATCTCTTCCCGTCATAGTTAACCAAATCTTCACTTTGCATTGACGTTCCAACAGCAAGATATATACCATCTAAATCGAAGTAACATGCCGAACTATCATCCGCATATTTCGTGTAGTAACATGGAATAAATAATCTTCTGCCATTATTTGTTGGCGCAAGATCTGATTGATCTTGCCAGCTATCATAGGGAATAACATATGTACCACGATTTTGAGAAGTCAATCCTATCCACGAAACAACGTTAGGCGTTGGATCAAAAAGCCAAACATTGTAGTTATTCTCAAGCCTTTGAGTGGAGATAAACCAAGTATGATAATCACTAGTCGATACATGACTATAACTACGCGAATTGGAACCACCCACAAGCATTGGAAAAGGATAATCGCCAGGATTTCCAAAACGTCTTCCAAATCCAAGATAACATGATTCATAATTTGATGAAACTTTTGCCACAACAATTATGCGTTGCTGATTGGAGTAAATCCAATAATACATGGTATCATCAGCAAGTGTCAATGACGGATGGTAGTCATAATTTTCGTATGTATCATTATAATGTTCTAACCCATGCCAAGGATAATTTTGATCCCAAATACCAGCCGGATTAAATGTAGTATATCCGTTGAGGTTCCATGCATAAAAGGTTTCGGCAGGGTACTTCGTTTCACGAATACCTATAATGACTGCTTCCTGACCTGACAATCCTGTATTGGAAAGAACCACCTGTTTGCAATCACCACTGAATAATTCGTTTTGCTCATCATCTTCCGTGTTCTCATTCATTTCTTCCCGCCAGTCCTGACCCTCATTTCCATAAATGTAGTCAGCCGTTGGCGTTGCATCGGGCGTGCCTGTAAATGTAATGCTGTAGGCACCTGTCGAATAAGTAATTGAGCCGGAAGATATATTCGTACCAGTGATATTGCCTGATCCATCATCAGTTGCTTCATAGTTGGTTGACGAAAAAGCATAATTAATGACTAGTCGGCCCAAACCAACAGGAGAATTCGCAAGTGATCCTGACCATGACGTACCACTTCCGCTAAGACTTTCACCTGATACTTCCGTGCCAAGTACAAAATTTAAAAGGGCTGTCAGAAGACCATTAGCCCCCGAAAATGCTGTTACCGATCCTGAAGTGTATGCCATAAGTTTTACTCCGCTGATAAAATTTGTTTTACTGCAAATGCATTATTACTAATTACATTCAAAATATTCTTCTGACCATGGGTTGTTGAAACATATTGATCCATCATATTTGGATCAACTACATTGAGAACATTAACTGATTGCCCCTCTTGTGGCCTTTGTTCAGTATCTTGCGCACCGACTTGCCCACCTGTTTGAAAAGCATAGGAGTAATTCGTTTGTGGCGGTCTAATATTTGCCGCAAAATTCATAATTGCTTCACGCGGGATTACTTTTTGCCGTATTGCTTCCATACCCCGCGCACCATAATATTTTACTACCTCAACAGGATGAACAAATTCGCCAGCCG